GTCTTGAGGTTGAGAAAGGAAAGTTCTAATAAAAAGTCCCCCCAGACATAGTTATAATAAACTATCAAACAGCTAAATAACAATGAAACTAAGAGAATTCAGAAAACTAATTCGCGAAGAAGTTCGCAGAGTGTTAAGTGAGAGGGCCTTCAAAGCTGGTCAGGAAGCTGTGAATCTTAATGACGATCCTGTCAAAGTCTTAAAGGTATATCCTAACAAAAAAGCCGCCTTAATGGATCTCAAGGCTACGCTTCCAGCGTCTAAGTTTAAGCAAATATTCGATGAGGTGCAGGAGTACTATGACAACTACAGACCTATCGACAAAAGAGATGATATGAAACCTTGGTATTATGTTGAGGATATGCAAGATCCTAAGATTAAGACCCTCGAACCACATGCTTACCTTGAGCCTCTAGAGGACTAAGAGTTGCACTAAGCAAAAAGCCAACCTAACCGTTGGCTTTTTGCTTTTTAAGGTGTATGGTTAGCTATGTTCAATACAGAGATCCTATCGTTTGACGATCGTCTATTTAAACTAGTACGCAAGTTCCCAGCCCATCCAGAGTTCCCAATTGAGGAAGCAAAGCAAGTTTATTTTTGCGATACTGTTTTAAAAAAGGATGGAATGTTGTATCTTTGTAGAGAAATCAAAGACGCAGTAATAATACAAGACGATGAGCAAGTTCAATTGGTGGAGGAGGGAACGCAAGAGTCAGAAGCTAAAGAGCGTACTAAAGGGGAAGTCAAAGCTGCTACAACAGATTGAACACGGTGATTTCGATGTTAGCGACTACAACCGTCAAGCAAACAACGAGTATACCCTCCGCGATCAAGAAAAGCAAAAGATCACATCTAGATGGGTAGCAAGTGAGGATAGCTTAAGGCATAAGCTACGTCAAGTTGACTTCTTATATCAAAAGCGGTATAATCGCTTGTATAAGGACTTTCATAACGATGAGATTAGACTACTTGAAGAGCTACGTAAACAACTTATTAAGGAATTCAAAGTAGATGTATGGAACGATGCCCTCAACTACCCAAGCGAACTAACAGTAGAGCAGTTCTACTTTATTTACAAACAACTAGCAGATGAACAAACAAGTAAAAGCACCCGATCCAAAGTTTCACAGAACCGTAAGCTTCATAAAGTCAGCAATTAGAATTGCAGGCTATGCTCTTCTAATGATTAACATAGAAGCAGCAGTTAGTGTGTTGGTTCTTAGTGAATTAGTTGGTATAGTAGAAGAATTAGTCTAACAACATGCCATACACAATAATTGAACAAAAGCCTACCCTTGATAAGAAGGTAGAAGGTGAAAACAAGCTTGCAATTGCCGAGATGTTCTCTGACACTATTCAAGGGGAAGGTCCACATGCAGGTGTAATCTCAACCTTTGTTAGACTACAAGGATGCACTCTAAAGTGTGTTTGGTGCGACACTCTTGATGTATGGCCACACGGTAATGAGTACAGCTTTGATGAGATCTTCGAGATGTTTGAGAAGATTGATCTGATTGAAAGGTTCCGCAATGGTCAGCACATGATCTTAACAGGTGGATCTCCTTTGAAACAAGAAAGGAGGCTTATTAACTTCCTTAATGAGTTTGAGTACAGGTATGGTTTCTTGCCTTATACCGAGGTAGAAAATGAGGCTGTACTTATGCCATCTGAAGAGTTTGTTGATCTTGTTAGCTGGTGGAACAACTCCCCCAAGTTAGCTAACTCAGGAATGAAAGAGAGGGTACGGATCAAGCCTGAAGTACTAAAGTTTATGGGTGAACAACCTAATGCTGTATTCAAGTTTGTTGTATCTAGCGAACAAGACTGGGAAGAAATTGAAAGGGACTTCATTAAGCCTGGATACATTCCTAGAGGTGCTATTGTAATCATGCCTGAAGGTCAAACTCAGGAAGAGCTATCCAAGACAAGAGAGATGGCTGCCGATATGGCTATTAAGCAGCAGGTTAGGTTCACCGATCGTTTACATGTGACAATTTGGGATCGAGCTACAGCTGTTTAATACACACTGCCACTATTTATAATCAAATAGTGGAGTATGAAAACGGGAATATACCAGATCAGAAACGTAATCGATAACAAGATTTATGTTGGTAGTAGTGTGAATCTGAGAGTTAGAGAGTGCGAGCACTTTAGAAGTCTTAAAAAGGGTAAGCATCATAGTTCAAAGCTTCAAAATGCATATCATAAGTATGGCAAATCGAGTTTTGTATTTGAGATACTAGAGCAGTGCGATAGGGATGCTCTTATAGAGACCGAACAAAGGTATATTGACCAGCTCAATCCACATTACAACATTAGAAAAACCGCCTCCTTTCACATTCTCAACTGGAGGCCTACTGCGGAGCTGAGAAGTAGAATGTCCGAAGCTAGAAAGGGAAAGAGTTATCACACTACTGAGCAAATCAACGCCATAAAGCGTGCACACACAGGTAAAGTAGTTTCTATAGATACGAGAATGAAAAGAGCTAGAGCTGTACTTCAGGTTGACGTCACAAACGGTCAAATCATTGCAGAGTACTACTCAGCACAGGAAGCGTTCAGGCAGACTGGCATAAATAACATTGGCAGTGTATTAAGAGGCTTTCAGAAAAAGGCCGGAGGTTATGGTTGGAAGTATAGAGATGAAACCGCACTTGATCTCGAGAATCTATCAAAAAGAGAGTTCATTAAACAAAAGAATAGAAGGCAAGGAAGAGAGCAAGCTAGCATCAAAATACGAAAAGCGGTTCTTCAAATAGATCCCACAACACAGTGTGTTGTAAGGGTTTGGGACTCTATGAAAGAAGCTGATAATTTTTTTGGTGGTTTACATAACATAACAAATGCCGTTAACGGTAAACAAAAAACTGCATATGGCTTCTGTTGGAAACTTCAGGACTAAGTTGTATATTCAAGCTATAATAACATGACGCAAGTAACATTCGCATCCGATTGGGCCCCACCCAAACCTATCTACAACTCCTTACAAGAAGTTGTAGATGCCCTAAATAAAAGAATTCCAGTACATCTAGCTGAAAAAGCTATTGTATGTGGATTGTGGGACAGTGGTTATGTAGCTGTGATTGATATCTGTGGAATATGCCTGTGGGACAGTGAAATTTCACAGGTACTAGTGAGAGACAATGAACAAGAAGTAACCTATAATGACATTTTTGATCATTGCCTCAGAGAATTAAAAAACTATGCTCAGTATTTCAGTGGTATAGCAGATGATTCGTGGAACTTTGAAAAACATAAATAATATGGCAAGATATCTATCAACTAAATTATTTGAAAACTACTCAGTAGCTATTCGACAGTGGAAGGCTCAACATTCTCATTGTCAGTTACTACACGGCTATGCCTTGAAATTCAAGGTATGGTTTGCATCTAATGAACCAGATATTGACAATCAACTAGACGACATGAACTGGATTGTTGATTATGGAGGATTTAAAACCCCACCAAAAGGTAATGGCTTGAAGGATTGGATGGATCATATGTGGGATCACACTACTCTGATCCAAAAGGACGATCCCTATGCAGACATATTTCAAGGACTGGAGCAGATGGGTTTATGTAAGCTTCACTTATTAGATAAGATGGGTGCAGAGAGCTGTGCAAAGATGGTATTTGAGAAGTTCAATGAGGTGTTAGCCAAAACCGATGCTGGAAGGTGCAAATGTATTAAGGTTGAATGTTTTGAGAACGATAACAACTCCTCTATCTATGAAGAATAATTTTTGGACAACAGACACAACATGGGGAAGCATTACCTTTCAATACGACTACGTTATAAGTTAGAAGCTCTGTACGATTTATTTCGTTACGACTTTCCAAGGTTCATAAAAAACATTTGGCGATTTCGTAAGCAGATGTGGGAGTATCGTCCTTGGGACTACGGCTACACTATGGACAATCTTCGTCAATCACTCTACCTAATGTCTGAGTATATTGATAAGAGAGGCCTTGAGGTAGATGAGAGTAGAAGAAAGAAAGTGTACTACATGAAAAGGTGCATTCACTTAATTGATCTTCTTGCTCAAGATGATTTTGACAAGCAAGCTGAAATTAACCTTGGTAAAAAGCTGGTTGTTAGACCATTTAGACTCGAGCCAATTGAAGGCTCTACTAGTAAGAGGTTAGAGTTTGATGATGAACCAGGAGATGCCGAAAATAACTTGGCTATCTGGATCGAAGCTTCAAGGCTACAAAAGGAAACATGGTACGAATTATTTGATATCCTTAAAGGAGAAGTTCACAACTACGATGTGTTCACTAAACCTGAACTAAAGGAAAAAGCATACGAAGACTATCAGAATGGTAAGGGTATAATGAACTGGTGGGACTAATAGATGCACGAACTATTTCATCTATTTGGTGCTTGTCACGATAGTTTCAATCACCCAGATTTTCTGGACGTCATAGTTGCAGATAGCCAGATTTCCTCCTATATTCAACTAAACCTTAATTATTATGTTACTAAACTCAGATCAAATATTAGAACTACTAGAGACAAATGGTCACGGAGCAAAAGCTCAAGTAGGCTACGACCTAACCCTTAACTCAGCTAAGCGTGTAGTTGGTGGAGTTGTGACACAAGACAAGACTTCACCAATGCCTTATGAGGAACTGATGCCAACTAAGAACACAGCTGGCAAACTAATGTTCCACTTCAAGAAGGGTGTATACTCACTCACCTTTGATCAAGGTATCAAGCTACCAGCAGATAGAACAGCTTTCATTAGACATCGTTCTAGTATCTTGAGATGTGGATCGTTTATTACTAGTGGAGTTTACGATCCCGGATTCGAGGTAGAACAAATGGGTGCTGTTATGTTTGTAGAAGAGGAGTTGTATCTTGAGAAGGGTGCTAGAGTTGCTCAAGTAATAGTGCTTGAGAACACCAATGCAGAACTTTATTCGGGCCAGTGGCAGGGAAAATCCGACTATAAGTGATGAAAAAGTACATCGAAGTAAAGTTAGACATCGAGGGAATTCACTGTTGGGAAAACTGCGATATCGAAGAAGTAGAGTACCTCAAGTACCCACACCGTCACACCTTTCAGTTTCTATGTAGAGCAGAGGTTAGTCATGGCGATCGGGACATCGAATTTATCAAGTTCAAGCACGAAATCAAGAATTACATAGGCTCAAAGTATTATGACAAGAAATACAAGTGCTGTAACTTCATTGGTCAATCTTGTGAGACTTTGGCTGAAGAACTCGTAAACCAGTTTAACCTGTGTAGGTGTTCAGTGTCAGAAGATAATGAATTTTATGGGATAGTTGAAATCTAATAAACATGGAAAGACTAGTAGAAGAACCAATAGTGCTTATCTTCGGCAAGATCTGCAGTGGTAAAAGTACCTATGCCACTGCACTTAGCTACCTCACCAAAGCTAAAAGAATAACTGTATCAGACGTAGTTAAGACTCTATCTGGATTATCAACAAGAAGTGGCCTACAAACCACTCAGCATCTTGATGAAGCAATTGCTGCTGAGCTAGTGAGAAAGATTAAATCACACGATAGAGTTGTTATTGATGGTATCCGTCAAGTTTCCATCGTTGAGTGGATTCTAAAAGAAGTAAATCCAGAAGATGTGCTTATGATCTGGTTAGAAGTACCAGATGAAGTCAGAAAGTCCAGGTTCTACGATCGTGTAGTATCAAAGGATGATCTGACACTCGAGGAAGCTGACCAGAGAGATGAGAAACTAGGCTTGCTAGAGTTGCAAGATACATTAAAAGATCGCTATATTACAATACAAAATCACTAATAGATGGAACTTCTTACCAAAGCTAACGGCAATATTCCTCGCACAGAAGAGGAAAAACAGCAGATGATCGAAAAGGCTGCTGAGTACTACGGACACTTTCTTACAGCTCTTGGGTTTGACTGGGCAGCTGATCCACATAGTGCCAACACACCTAAGAGGGTGGCTAAAGCATGGGTGCACGATCTGATCAAAGGTTCTATTAGTGAGGAACCTGAGATTACCGCATTTCCAAATGACGAAGGTTACACAGGACTGATTTGTCAGACCAGGATTCCAGTAATGAGCATGTGCGCACACCACAACCTCACGTTCCATGGAGTTGCCCATGTAGCCTATATTGCTGGTAAGGAAAAGACCGATATGGTTGTTGGTCTTAGCAAACTTAATCGTATTGTTGACTTCTACTCTCGTAGACCTAACATCCAGGAGAGCTTGACTAAACAAATTCACGATCATATCGATAGGCTGTGTGTTGGTAATCGTGGAGTTGCAATTGTGATTGAGAGCCAACACAATTGTGTAAAATGCCGTGGTATCAAACACGATAGCATTATGAAAACCAGCCAAATGAGTGGGTACTTCTGGACCAATGAAGTGGGAACTCGCCAGGAATTCTTCAACTTGATTGACCAAAGCCGTCACCAGTAATATGGACTTCTACGTCATCTCCCCCGTCAGTAACCTAGAGCCAATGTTACTCGGTGATAGGATCTTTGCTCTTGCTCACTTGTGGGTCAAGTATCCACACTATCGTGAGTTTATTTTAGAGCAGAAGGCAAAAGGTAAGTTTATAACCCTAGATAACTCGGCTGCAGAAAGAGCTCTTGTTACAGAGGATATTCTTATCGATATTTGCAAAAAACTCGTACCTGATGAAGTAATTGCACCTGACTTCTTGTTCGATAAAGACAAAACCATCAGCAGTGCCAAGTCATTCCGTAATCGACTGCACTGGGAGAACCTAGATCAAGGTCTGTTTAAGATTAACATCTTCTTCTGTCCTCAAGGTAAAACAAAACAGGATTGGCTAGAAGCCTATGAGTGGGGTGTACAACAGGATTGGATCTCTACTATTGGCTTCTCCAAGATTGCTATTCCACAGGCTTGGCTAACTGATTGGAAGGATGATCAAGGCATCATGGAGTCTAGGCATATGGCCTATGACTACCTTAACGAAAGAGGTCTGCTAGTTAAGCCTATTCATTGCTTGGGTCAAGGTTCACCTTTAGAATTCAGCTACTACAATCATCCTATGATGAGAAGCACAGACTCTGTGTTTCCAGTACTAGCAGCTGCTCATGGTCAAGATTTCAATGTAGATAGTGCAACTAGGATTCCAACTCCTCACGACTTCCTAGAAACATACGATATGAGTCAGATTGATTACAATCTGGTGCAAAGTAATGTTGAGTTTCTCAAAAAACAGTGCCATTTGTAGATAGGAGTACTATTTATAGAAAACTAAACACAATGAAACTAAGAGAATTCAGAAAACTACTCCGCGAAGAGGTTCGCAGAGTATTGAGAGAAGCTTCAATAAACGATATCAGCGATGATATTGTTAAAAACGGCTTTGCATACACTTTCACTCTGAACGGTAACACTACCACAATCTTAGCCTACAACTCAGGCGGACAAAAAAGTCTATCAGCAGCTAACTCTCTAAACTTAGCAAATGCAAAAGCTCTTGCTAGTAAGATTGGTCCAAAAGCTGTTAAAATGATTCAAGCTAATTTTGCTACTAAGGCAACAAAGGTAACAAAAGCCGATTTAGCAGATTCAAACTTAATCGTTGTTACTGACCATAGTGTAAGCGACCCTATTATCATCACACAATGAAGCTATCAGAAGTTAGAAAAGCCATCCGTGCAGAAGTTCGCAGAGTCATAAACGAAGTAAAAGCACCTAAATTTAGAGCTAGATATCAAGACAATAACCTAGTTGCTGCCATCTACTTCTCATGGAGTAAAGCGGAGAACAATAATCCGGCGTTCTGGTCTCAGGTCCAGAAAGTGGTTTCAATGATAGAGCAGCAAAATTTTAATCTAGTCCAGTATATTGTTACGGGCAATATTTGTGAGTTTGAGTTCACACTATCTGGACCTGTAGGTCAGGACGAACTGGACAATGCTAAATCCAGTTTAATAGATGCTCTTAAACCTCTGTCTAGCCAATTCACAAACTACGACGTTTATGTTGTAGGTAACTAGTTGAGTTTTAATCATCTGTTAGCACAGCAAAAGCCAATTTAACCGTTGGCTTTTTGCTTTTTAAGTAGTATCTTACTAGTCAAGGTTATAAACATATGCAAGACAAGAAGTACGTTATTGTACAAACACGTGAGCAGTTCGATGAGCTGTATCATCATATTACCAACAGCAATCTAATTGCCTATGACATCGAGACCGATAGCTTGAATCCTCGCAAAGGTTCTATTATCGGTTTCTCTGTGTCTGGTGACATTGGTATAGGTTATTACTTGCCAACCAGAGTGTGGGATACCAGCAAAGAGCAGTTAGTTGATTTGGAAATCGACGGTAAGTCGTGTCACAGTCTAGCTAAGACACTGATCCATATGCTGAAGGGCAAGAAGCTTGTAATGCATAATGGTTCATTCGATATCAGGTTTACCAAAGCCTACTATGATATTGATCTGAGAGATGATCTGTATTGTGATACAATGCTTCTTCGCCATATGCTATGGGAAGATGGCCCCTTCGGTCTGAAGGACATAGCAGTAGAGCTTCAACATGAGTTAGGTCTAGACGCTGAGAGGGAGGCTAATGAGGAACAGATCTTAATGAAAGAAAACATTAAAAAAAATGGTGGTAGCATTTCGAAACAAAATTATGAGTTGTTTAAGGCGGATTTGGACTTACTTGGTAAGTACGCTTGTGCTGATACTGACCTCACACTACGAGTAATGACCCATTACCTGCCGATTCTCAAGGAGCAGGAGTTGTGGGACTTCTTCTTTACTGAAGAGGTAATGCCACTATATCGAAATGTGACCATCCAAATGGAGGAAGTTGGTACATACCTTGACATGGACTTGATTCACAAGACTAAAAGCGACATAGTAAATGACCTACAGCGATTAGAGGGTGAGATCGTACAGGAATTGATGGCTATTCCCAAAGTCAAGCAGTGGATCATGGTCAAAGCGACTAAAGCATTCCCACCAAAGAAAAGGGGTAAGTTTGCGGATAAACTGAAGGAGATGGTACCTGTTAATACCAACGGAGTGACTACCTTCCTGCAAAGCGGTAACGTCGATGATCTAGACCCTAAAGATTCTATGAAGGTGAGTTTAGAGCTGCTGAAGGAGAAAGATGGATGCTACATCAATATTAGCAGCAAGCAGCAACTATCTAACATATGCTTTAAGTATCTAGGCATTAAACCCCTTAGCCAAACACGTAAGGGGACTGATCAATTTAACGATGACTTGATTGAAGAGCTTGGCAAGAAGCATTCTTGGGCTGCTAAGCTAAGAGATTATAACAAGCTAATCAAAATCAGTAGTGCATATATTGATAGGTTTCTTGAGGGAGCTGAAGAGGGAAGGTTTTATCATTACTTCAAGGTGCATGGAACCACTAGCGGAAGGTTTAGCTCAAACTGCCAGCAGATGCCTCGTGCACTTGAACCAGGAGAGGCTAATGAACTGGTTCTAAAGTATAACAACATATTAAGGAGTTTCCTAATAGCTGGTAAAGGAAGAAAGTATGTAATCTGTGATCAATCCTCACTCGAACCAAGAGTGTTCGCAAGCGTTAGTGGTGACCCTAACCTAATCAATGTATTCCTGAATGATGAGGATCTATACAGTAGGGTAGCTATTCAAGCCTTTAAGCTAGTTGGGTTGAGCGCCAATAAGGCAGATGACAACTATGTGAAGAAGGCTAGACCTGAAATGAGACAAAGAGCAAAAGCTATTGCTCTAGCTATTCCATATGGTGCTGGAGCTTGGCAAATCAGCCAGAGTCTAGGGATCCATATAAAGGAGGCACAAAGGCTGATAGATGGGTATCTAGAGGGTTTCCCCCAGCTAGCTAGATGGATGACAGACACCCACCTAAAGGTCCAGGCCTTTGGTTACATACGTAATCTGACGGGTAGAGTCAGACACCTAGAACGAATTAAGGCAATCTATGAAAAGTTCGAGGATAATCTAATAGATCCTCGAGCCTTTAAGATGATGAAAGATATGTGCAAGGACAACCATCAACTCCAGAAACTGATGCAACTTAGGATGGAGTATAAAAATGGACTCAATCAATCAAAAAACTTTCAAATACAATCTCTCGCAGCATCTATTATGAATAGATCAGCAATTGCGATACATAAGGAGTTCAGACACAAAAACCTAGATGCACACATTGAGCTGCAGATACACGACGAGCTTGTCGTAAACTGTAAAGATGATATCGCCGAAGAGGTTGCTAAGATTGTAAGACACCACATGGAAACTACATACACCATTCCTACAGGACTGGTAGCAGAACC